CTCGGCATCGTGACCCGCCTTGCGCAGGCCTCTAAGCCCACCGATTATCCGGCAAATGCGCCGGAGTGGGTCGATCTCCACACCAGCAACATTCTCAAGGTGGACAGCACGGCCGAACCGATCACTTTCTGGTCCGCGTTGGCTGTCGCAGCCGGCAACACCTTCACGCGCTACAGCCGCGGCCGCCAGTTCTGGGCGATGAACAGCAAAACTTACGCCAAGCTTCGCGCGAAGCTGATCGCGTTTAACTACGAGGGCGGTCTTGTCGCGCAGTTCCCGGGCACAATGCCGGTCGTCGATGGCGACATCGATGTGCTCGAGTTTATCCCGGACGGCGACATCATCGGCGGCTACGGTGATCTGTACCTGCTCGCGCTGCGCGCCGGTATGACGATCGAGTCCAGCCGTGAGGTACAGTTTATCCAGGACAACACCGTATTTAAGGGCAAGGAGCGCGCGGACGGTATGCCGGTCATCCCGGGTGCATTTGTTGCGATCAACATCAACAACGCGGCGGTCACGACCGTGATGGACTTTGCCGCAGATACCGCAAACGACGCGCAGCTTACCGCGCTGGCAGTCGGCACAGAGACGCTGACGCCCGTATTTGCGACGGGCACATACAGCTATACGCTCGCACCCACCGGGACGAGCGCAAAGATTGAGGCAACCAGCAGCCAGCCGGGTGCGAAGGTGGCGATTAGCTACAACGGCCAGAATGTGCGCAATGGCGGCACAGTGACATGGCTGACGGACGGCGCAGCGCATCCGCTGACGGTCACGGTTACGCAGGGCAACGCAGTGCGCGTCTATACGGTCTCGGTAACAAAGTAAAAAACAAGGAGGTAAGCGGCGTTGACGTTGACAGATGAAGACATTTTGGAGATTTTGAAGGTTGACCTGCAGGTTTCGAGCTCTGCGCTTGACCTGTATCTGCTTGTACTCATCGCATCGGCCAGAGCCTACATCGCGCAGGAGGGCATCACGCTGACGGATACGGTGCAGGATGCGATGCTCGTCGAAATGTATGCCGCTTACCTGTACCGCCGCCGACGCGAGGAAAACGTGCAGATGCCGCGCATGCTGCGGTGGGCACTGAACAACCGGCTTTTCGGCCAGAAAGGGGCGGCAGATGGATGATCTCATTTTGCTGATCTCTGAAAGCTATAAAAAAGACGCGATCGGAAACGTCACGGTGACGGAGACAGCAACGTCGATATGGGCGCACCTGCAGTCGGTCACGAGGGCAGAGTGGGCAGACGCCGGACAGAACGGCCTGCAGCCGCAGCTTGTCGCCGTGACGCCGATCGTAAATTACAGCGGAGAGCAGATCGTGCAGATCGGCTCGGGTGAAAATGCGCGTCGGTATGCCGTGTACCGCACCTACTTAGACCCGGACAACGACAGCATCGAGCTGTATCTCGAGCGAAAGGCGGGTGTGGCGCGTGGCGCGGAAAATCCCGTTACAGGAGCTTGAGATTGAGATTGTGAAAGAGCTCAAGGATTACAGCGACGAGGTCGCCGAAGGTATAAAAAAAGCGGTGAAGGACGTGGCAAAAGAAACGGTCCGCACGTTGAAAGCGACATCCCCGCGAAGCAAAATGAGTGGACCAGGCAAGTATGCGGACGGCTGGACGTCCAAGGTGGAGTTTGAAAGCCCAGAGGACATCCGAATGCGCATATCCAACCGCACAAAGCCGCAGCTCACGCATCTGCTCGAAAACGGGCATGCGACGGTAAACGGTGACCGCGTGGACGGCAGGCCGCATATCCGCCCGGCCGAGCAGGCTGCTGCAGATAAGCTCGTGGGTGCCGTAAAAGTGGTGATTAAAAAATGACGCTGGAGAATCTATATCAGCTTTTGAAAAGCACAGGTTTGCCCGTGGTATACAGGGCATGGCCGATTAAAGGAGCGCCTGAGCTGCCGTATATCTGCTATATCGTTGCCTACAGCAACAACTTTTCGGCGGACGGCGTCGTATACCAGCCAATCGATCATGTGCAGATCGAGCTCTACACAAAAGATAAAAATCCAGAAGCGGAGGACAGGGTGGAAAGCGCCCTGTCCACGCTTTTTTGGGAAAAATCGGAAACCTATATCGATACGGAGAAATGTTATCAAATTTTGTATGAAGTTGAGGTGTAACAATGGCGACAAATGAGAACAAGGTGCAGTTTAACATTAAAAACGTGCACTATGCGGTGATGACCGCAGACGGCGAAACGCCGACGTGGGAAAATCCGGTCCCTGTGCCTGGCGCCGTGAATCTGTCGCTCGAGGCGAGCGGCGAGATCACGCCGTTTTACGCGGACGGCGTTGTGTACTACAAATCCAGTTCTAACAACGGATACGAGGGCGACCTCGAAATGGCGCGATTTATCGACAAGATGCTGCAGGATGTCTGGGGATACGTGCTCAACGCCACCGACAAAACGATCATTGAGAATGTAGGTGTTGAGCCGAAGAGCTTCGCGCTCCTTTTCCAGATCGATGGCGACGCCGACAACGACCTGTATTGCATGTACAACTGCACGGGTACGCGCCCGGGCATTGTCGGCGCGACGAGTACGGACACCAAGGAGCCGCAGACGCAGACCAGCACGATTTCCGCGACATCTCTCGAAAACGGAAACGTCTTTGCACGTACGACCAGTGAGACGCCGGAGGGCGTTCGCACGGCATGGTTTACGAAGGTCTATACGCCTACGGCCTGAGAAAGGTAAAAAATATGGAGAAAAGAATTCAGATCGACGGAAAGGAGGTGGGGTTTAGGGCTTCGGCCCTGACCCCGCGCCTTTACCGACATAAAATCGGCCGGGACATGATTCAAGACCTAAACAAGCTGCAGAAGGCATACACCAAAGCGCTGCAGGGCATCCATGCCAAAAAACCGGCAGAAGATGCACCCGCCGAAGAGCGCGAGGCCTACGAAGCGCTGGTGCACGAATCGCAGCTTGACGTGACCGACCTCGAAATTTTTGAAAACGCCGCCTACATCATGGCGCGGCAGTATGACGCCAACATCCCGGACACGCCGGAAGGGTGGCTCGACGGATTCGAGACGTTCTCAATCTACGAGGTGCTTCCGGCGATCCTCGAGCTTTGGGCGATCAACGCGCAGACGACGGCAAAGTCTAAAAAAAAATAAGACAGACGGTGCGTGAAGCAACCGGCGCGACCTTTATGCTCCGCTGCGCGGAGTTGGGGCTGAGCCGCGAGGACCTCGACGATATGACGGTGGGCATGGTCTACGATATGCTGATCGAGCAGGCGAACGATCAGGAGAAGTATCCGTATAAAGCAACGCAGGCGGATATTAACCGCTTTTTTCCGAAGGGGTGAGTAGA